ACAGCAATGTGTCACCAACAATGATGTCAGATGCTGTGCAAGAGGTGTTTGGTGTACCTCAGAAATGGGGTGCTCCTAAGATGAAGGGAAAGGGAAGATACCCTTATCAGGCTACGCTTGTTCACGCTGCTGTCCCTAGCTTACCGATTGGAAGTGTTTTGGTTAAGTCTGTTCGGTCGATCAAGGAATTGACGACTGGTTTGAAACAGAAGATTCCAGAACTCTTCAACGTAAAACCATTGTCGAGAGTTGCCACAGTTTGTGGGTTAATCGGTGTCAAATTTATTGATGCCATGAACTTCTCATCTTCTCCTGGTTTCCCGTTGTCCGGGTCAAAACATCCACTTTTGGTGGATTTAGATCCCAAGGACCATCCGGACGTTGGTAAGCCCCGCACATTTGTTCCCGAAGTGTGGGCGGAATTCGAAAAGATTGTTGCCATTTTGCGTGAAGGCAAAAGGTGTTACATGATTTGGAAGTCATGCTTGAAGGATGAACCAACCAAGTTAACAAAAGACAAAGTTAGAGTATTTCAAAGTGCTCCACTTGTTTTGCAATTGTTGATTAGGATGTATTTCCTTCCAATCGTTCGAATTATTCAAATGAATCCAATCCTTTATGAATGCGCTGTCGGCGTAAATGCTGAAGGTTTGGAATGGGAAGAACTCTGGGAAGCCGCCATGAGTAAAGGTAAAGATCGAGTTCTTGCTGGTGATTACAGTAAGTACGATGTGCGGATGCCTGCTCAAGTCACTATCGCAGCTTTTGATATCTTGATTGACATCGCTGAGAAATGTGACGGATACACTACTGAGGACATCCATTTGATGAAGATGGTTGTTCATGAAGTTGTATATCCGGTAATGGCTTACAATGGTGATTTGATTCAATTGTTTGGAACTAACCCGTCGGGTCAGAACCTCACAGTCATTATCAATTCCTTGGTTAATTCTCTATTGTTGAGGAGTTGTTTCTTTACGATTTATCCTGAAAAGGATTTCAAAGAGAACTGCTCTTTCTTGACATATGGAGATGATGTCATTGGAACTGTGTCAGCTCAGTGCGGAAAGTTTACTCACATTACGTATGCTGAGTGGCTTGCCGAGCATGACATGAAGTTCACCATGCCAGATAAGGAGTCAGCACCAATGCATTATATGACGGAAAATGATGTTGATTTCTTGAAACGCAGGTGTGTGTTTAATGAAGATTTGGGACAAAAAGTTGGATTACTTTCTGAGGATTCTATCTTTAAACGTCTTCATGCACATTTGCTTTCGAAAGAACTTACTCTATCCATGCATTCTGCCCAGAACATCGAAAGTTCATTACATGATTGGTTTTACTATGGTCGTGATGTTTTTGAAGATCGTAGGAGTAAGCTCCGTCTTGTGGCACAGAAGTGTGAAATCGAACATCTGTGTCCTGCTCTTGAAGTTTCTTATGATAAGCGCGTCAATCATTGGCGTCATAAATATCTTGGAGAAGAACTTGAAGAGGAAGAAGAAATCGTAGGTCTGGAATAGGCACCTTAAGCCTGTTCGCCCAGTTAACGGTCTGGGTATTACGGTAAAGCAAAACCGTGTGTGTATATATGGATACCGAATTTTGCATAATATTTGTGTACTTTTGTGTGTAGAATTTAGGCTTTGTACATATTGGTGCTCCACCCTTGGAGTCCCCCTATTTAGGGGAGGGACTGGCCATCCCAATGTAAACTACACCACTCCTTGCACTGAGCAATGCTTGGAGATTGTAAATATCGCTTACTAAAAATGTAAATAATGTATATAAACCGGGTACTATTATGTATCCAACAATTTTTGAAATTTTGGCTGACTTAAGAAAGTATAAGATTAATCCTAATCGTTTTGATAAGCTGTGGAGTCGTCACAGATGGGAGTTAGGTAAACATGTGTCGTTTTTCGACGGCATAGAAATTCCACCCAAATGCCATGATGAAGCAGTATTACAGATTGTTGGTGAAGCTTTAACTGTTTTGAATTGTCAGAGTGGTACTGAGATGAATGTTACTTATGCCGCACCACAAATAAAGACGGCTAACTTGCAGTTTGTGGATGAAAATTCCGCCAACATGTATGATCTCAAATCTGCTGAAGATGCTACACGTTTGAATGAAGATACTTCTGATGTAGAATTAGGAGATTTCTTCAAACGGCCTGTTAAAATCGCAGAATATGAGTGGGGAACTGGATTGTCATTGTCACAAACCTTTAATCCCTGGGCTCTTTTCTTTGATAACAAACGTGTGATAAACAGGATATCGAATTTTAACCTTTTGCGTTCGAAGTTGCATTTGCGTGTGACTTTGAATGGAAATGGTTTCCAATATGGGCGTGCGATTTTGGCTTATAATCCTTTAGATAGCAAGGACGATTTTAGTCCCACTGCTGTCTTAGATGAGGATGTTGTGCAACTGTCGCAGTTACCACATTTATATTTGAATCCTACGTCTTCTCAGGGAGGCGACATGATGTTGCCTTTCTTTTATCACTTGAATAGTGTTAGACAACCTTCTTCGTTATATTCGGAGCTTGGTGAATGTTATTTGAAATCAATTAACGCTTTGAAGCATGCCAACGGAGCGTCTGATAAAGTTACAATCACCATTTTCGCATGGGCTGAAGACATTACTCTGGCTGTTCCAACTTCTGAAGATAATTCTTTGTTGATTCCGCAGTCCGGAGAAATTGATGAAGCCAACGAAAAGGGTGTCATTTCTGGACCCGCTACAGCGGTAGCTAATGCGGCCAGTGCGTTAAGCAAGGTTCCTGTCATAGGGAATTACGCCAAGGCCACTGAAATGCCGTTGCGACTTATTGCGGGTGCAGCGAAATCACTAGGTTATTGCAGGCCGGCAGTAACCAAAAATCCTGAGCCATTCAGAAACACTGCTATATCTTCTTTGGCAGTAACCAATACTCCCGATACAGCAATGAAAGTTACTGTTGATGAAAAACAAGAGTTAAC